TTCTATTTCATCTTCTGTTTGACGTAGGATATTTTTCTTTACCCAATCAACAGAATAATATTTGCCAACAAATGGATCAACAGTAATTGCCAGATTCAAACGTTCACGCAATACTTCTGCATCACGCATTTCAATATAGTCGTTGTCACGTTTAAAGTCGTAGGTAATTTCTTCTTTAATCTGTTCCCATTCTTCTTGTGTACATATACCTTTTAACACAAGTTGAATTCTCAAAGCATCGTCGAATATCTGACAGAATTTGTTACGTAGTCTTGCAACAAACTTTGAGAATTTAACTTCATCTCTGGTAACTTCTGATACACGACCAAGCCCTATCATACCACCTTGTTGTGGTTCTAAGCGTGAATAAGGAACATTAAGCGATTGAAGTAATTTCTTTTGGAAATACTTTACGTCCTCTAATTCCCCAAGATTTTGTCCGGCTGGCAGAGTAGTAATCTCTGTTCCCTTTCCGCCCTCGCGGCGTGGTAGCCAGAAGTCTTCCAACATCGATAAATGCTTACGATCATCACGCAGTTCACCAGTGTTAGCATCATAAACCATTTTGTTACGATACTTAATCATAACGTCACGTAGATACTGTTCTGCTTTACCTTTAGGTAAATTGCCTACGTCAATGTAGAATACTCGACGTTCTGGTGCTCGTGAAATACGATAGATAACAATCGCATCTTCAACCATTCTAAGTTGATTAAGAGGCTTGATTGCTTTGTGTAGATAGGAAATTACAAATGTATTCTTTGCGTCTGTCAATCCAGAATTGACATTGATAATTGATTCTGGTGCAATACGAACACCAGTATTTACTTGTGCAGTATATGTTTGTGTGGATGTACCACGATCATTGTACACATAATATTCGGCAATAGATTTAATAATCATTGCGCCAGTTTTAGGATCACGTTCTTTTGCAACTTCACGTACTTTACGAATTTTGCGTGGATCAATGTAACGTAATTCTTTTACACCTTCTCTAGGATTGTTTTCATCAACAACAACGTGATAATATATTCTACCATCAATATACCAACGTTTGAATAAATCGTCTGCAAGATTGTTGAAGTTCAACATGGAAAGAATTGTTTTAAATTCTTCTCTAATCTTCTTCTTGATTGATTCTGGTTGATCAACGTTGTCTGTAATTACATCAACAACTTGTCCATCAATACTATGTGATATGGCTTCATTGACAATCTCATCAATTGCCATTTCACATTCTGGATGATTAGACATTTCACGATAACGTGTGATAAGCTCCAACTCGTTACGTACTGCGCCTTCTAAATCGACGTATGTACCGTAATAAGCATTGGATGTAATAGTGACTGCGCCATCATCGAGCGCAGCAGTAGGTAGGGTAAACGTAGGTTGTTCAGGTCTTTGATCCTGAACAATGTCTGGTTTCCCTAATGTGAATCCGAATAATTTAATAGCTATTTTAGGTGCCTCTCATTCTATAAAAATGGAATAGGGGTTGCCCCCTATTCCTCATTAAACAACACCATCCTCAATTGATTCCCACCACTGATATGATAGAGTAACTGTAAATTCTTCTATCGCATCATTTGATCCCCAATCAACATCAATTGGCGATACATCAGTTGGGAAACAACCGATAAATTTATATTTCTTTAACTCATTACCACGCTTACCAAACTGCTTAACTTCTGCGTCAGATGTATATGAACTTAGAAGTAATGCTGCTGGATTTCTAACGTTCAAATTGTGACTATTAAGTGCGTTCATCCATCTTTCAAATGCATTACGTACAACAAAATCTTCATCATTGATGATAGAGATTGTCCAATCTGTGAAAGTTCTATTGCCCGCAAACTTTAATTCACGTCCAAAATATTGAACTGGCACAACACCAATTGTACTTCCTGGTAATTGTGCAGTCTTACACATAAAGGTTAACTTTGTCTGTGCGTTCGCTGGTTGTGAAAAAGTTGGGAAAGGCATAGTAACTTCAAATAGGTTCGGGCGAGCGCCGTCACCTGTCATTTGAGAGCGGAATTCATTTACTGAAAATGCCATTTATTTTCTCCTGTTTCTCTTTATTTATTAGAAGCGTCCAACGATTTCTTCAAAGCTTACGCCTGTACGAACCGCAACAAAGTTCAGTTGGATGTAGTTAATTGAACGTGCTGGTTTAATATAGATGTCACCAATAAACTCGTTACGATCAATTACTTCCGCAGTGTTATTTGTTTCGTCGCACACAACACGGAAGTCAGTAATACCACGGCGACCTTGTACATCACGCAGATATGGTTCTACGATAGAAACAAACTGTGCTCTTGTAAATTGATCGTTAAATTCAAATAGTGACGATCTTGCAGCACGGGAAATTGTTTTTTCCAGTGCGATGAACAGACGGCGAACGTTGATACGATCAAACGCTGATGGTTTTTCTAACAGAGTCTTATCACCAAACAGAATTGTACCTTCTCCAGCAAATGTAACAACTGGATTTACGCCTTTAACATACAGATCATCTCTTTCTGATTTGGTTGGATTCCATGCCAACTTGATGCTGTTACGGACTTGACCGCGGTTGATACCACCTGGTGAATACCATGGATCACGTTCTAAGTCTGTACGAGCACATAGACCAGCCATGTCACCGTTTAATGGTATCCAACGATATACATCGTTGTATTTGTCGTACTGATATTTCCAACCAGAATCCATCACAACATAAGATGATGATGTTAATACGTTACGATATGCAAGAATATCTGTTACTTCATCTCCTGCATTATCAACAACGTCTGCCTTCTCTGGAGAAATAAACAGAACACAATCACCACGATTTTCTACTAAAGAAATTAGACTTGTAACTGTTGTCTGATTTCCTGGACCAGAAATTACTAGACCAATATCCACTGAATCAGGATTTTGGAATTTGTTATATGCATTGATAATATCTGAATTGCCGATTGTACCATCA